ACTTCCACCGGAGTGTCCCCGCTTTTTACCAGGGATGGAGTCGCCCCGCCCTTTGCTATCTGCATTTTCCCGCCGTTCAGGATCAGGACGTAGCTGGTGCTGACGTTAAACCGGAAAGGAATTAGCCTGGCAGACTCGCTCGAGGTTGTGACCTCAGACACAAACTCGGTCCCTGGGCGCCGGCGGCATCCACCGTAGGGCGTCAGGATAAAGTTCTCCAGGCGCCGGCAGCCGGATCCATACTTGTCCAGGTCTATCCTGGCATCCAACCAGGGACTGAATTCGCCAGCGTTAAACGATACCAGGGATTTGACTATCATGCGGTCGGAAGGCCATATGTTCCTCCATCAGGCCCCTCGGGCCATTCATCGGCGTGACGGCTGCCTCGAGCTCTCACCAGGTAAGAGTTTTGAATAGCGTCTATCACCGGCGGGTTCTCTCCACTGTGAGCTTCTGAAGCATTGGTCTGCATAGCGTCCGGGAGCACCGTGCCCTCGAGCTCCTCCAGGAGCAACTGTTCTTTCCGGTCAGACCCGGTCATCGCCCTGGCCATCTTGGCCGCCAGGAACAACGAGAGTGCCTCGATAAACAGGTCATCGAAGTGGTTCGTATTGTTTACGTCTCCCACATACTTGATCCGGACAGACTCAGAATTGATCAGGATCCGGCGCCCGGTATCGGAGCCCTCGAGCTCAAACCAGTCAGCCCTTCCGGACTCCCACACATCCTGGTTATTGACCACCATCAGCCTGATGAAGTCAGCAGGAACAGCATACTGGTATTTGTATCCCCAGGCAGGGGCGTCAGCATCCTGGGTCAGAGCTGCTCGAAGGGTGGCGAAGTTCCACCTATGCCGGCGGAGCAGGGATTTCCTGGCCTGGTCGTAGTGGAGCAGGGCCAACCTGGCGCCCTTGCTGTTGGAATCGTTGATGTCCTGGATGCGCTTGGAGCCTAATTTTGCCAGGGCATAGTTGGCAATGTCTGTGGAGGAACTGGCCATGCCGGGTTATACCAGGAAAGAAACCAAAAAGAAAGGCCCCCAGGCGATTTGGTGCCTGGGAGCCTTCTTGTTATGGCTGGAGGGAAGCAGCCTAGTTCTTCTGGCGCACAAAGCATTCCAGGGCCACCGTTCCCGCCGCAGCGCCAGTGGCGTCGATGGTGGTGATGGTGATCCAATAGGGCTTTGGAATCGGGTCTTGCGGCCCGTTGTGGAGCTTGGAGTTTACCAGGCCGGCCTTGTCGATATTGCCGGCAGAGGCATTCTCGGCGTCCATAAACGCATTCGGGTCATCGGTGCCATCGGAGGAATCAACGAAGGCATAACCAACGTCGATATCGTCTCCCAGGTCCGTTGAATTATCCCCAATAATGCGGATACTCGAAGTGACCGGGACGGAGCCCCCAGGGAACGGTCCAAATCTGATGACATCATTGGTGCTCTGAGTGAGACTGGCAGTAATGTCGTAGAAGTAGGACAGCTCCTGGCCAGGGTCCGACTCGCGGAGCCCGGCTTTCTGAAGCGCATCGTTTCGACCACTTGACTTGGTCCCGTAGCGGGTTGCCGTCCGGAAGATGTGCTTCGGGACGCTGACGACTGGAGCCAGGAGGCTCAGGATTCTGTGAAGAGCTTTCATATTGCTTGTGATTTCCTTTCTTTTTGAGGTTAGGAAGGCTTCTTGACGTTGCAAATGAGAGCAGCATTGTCCTGCACCCTGGTTCCGCCACACATCAGCTTCGAGCGAATCTGGATGGCATCGGAAAGATCAGCGCGAACGCTCATCCTGGTTGTCATCTCAGACCAAATGTCGAACTTGATCATGGACTTGACCCAGAACAGAACCTGGACCCCGGTGTCTCCACCGGCGGCATCATACTCTGTGAGGAGCTCAGTCCGCTTCACCTTGCATCCCAGGTAGTAGTCCACCTCGCCGTCAACCAGAGCCTGGAGACGGTTGAAGTCGCTGCTGGCAAGCCGTGCCTGTTCTCCAAAAAGGAGGTCGTCAAGCTGGTCCTGGCCCAGGGCAACGTAGAGCGCATCGCCCGACATTTTCTGCTCCTGGCCGTAGACCTCATTCTTGGCAAACCGGCCTTTGGCCTTGATCCACTTTTTGAGGGTAAAGCCCAACTTGGTGCCGCCACCAGCGTTGTCAAACGTGATAGCAACAGTCTCAGTGGGGGCTGCCCTGGTGGTCAGGCTCTCCTCGAGGCCCTCGAAGTTTGCGCCTTCGATGGCGTCCAGGAGGCGGCGATCCATTTTGCGACCAGCGGCGGCGGCGTGTGCCTGGACAGCCTCACCGGTAGGCAGGACAGTCTCACCAAGGAGGTGAGCATCCCACTCGTCCAGGAAGGTAGTCTTCTGGGCAGCGCGAGGGAAAACCCACCTTTTCGTCGTGGTAAGCTCAGTTCCCTGAGTCTTAGCCAGGCGAGAGGTCTGGTCTTCCATCTCTTCTTTGCTGATGCGGTTATGTGTCTCCGCCTTGCCGGTGCAACCGGTCTTGACGGTAGAGCACTCACGCAGACGAGCGATGTGCTGCTGCGCTTCCAACGTCCAGTTCTTGTCGAACTGAGTAGTGTAGTGGCCGGGAACCTCGTTAGCTGAGACCGCCGTCCGGAAAATACCTGCCAGGCGTGGTCCCTTAACGAATCCCAGCAAATGCTGAAGGAATTTCATTGTTTTGGGGAATTGAATAATTGTCGGGGTGGTGCAGGGCACCAGGCTTTCCGATTGTTCCGGTTCTCCACCTATTTGGGGGCCTTGCGGTTATTCCCCAGCGGTTCCAGGTCGGGTATGGAGTGTCCGGAAGGCCCCAGGGGGGTTGTTCTTCCACTTGACGGCGCCAGGTATAGCACCGCCTGGGGCGCCTGTAAATACAAAAGCCTGGCCCAATTCAATGGACCAGGCTCTGTAAGCCATGTCATGAAGTCAGCCGCTGCTGTGCTGAAATCGAAGCCAGGGGAAGTCTGGCACTATCACCCTGGTTTAGGCAAGCGCGAATCCCTGGTCCGGACTGAGTCATCTCCCAGGAGAACCTGTTTGTCCTCCAGGGGAACCTCCTTCCTGGCTAACTCGAAGACCCTCACCCGCTCCCCCGCCAGGCGCATCTTCCAGGCTTTTGTCCTGGCCTCGAGCATCGTTGCCTGGGCCTGGGCCTCGTCAATCGTCCTGGACCAGCCGGTGCCAGTCCACCATCCGACCAGGGACCGGATGAATATCTTTTTAGACGCCACTCCTCCGGAGCTTTTGATTCACGAACTCCATAGCGTCCGGGTCTCCATCGGCATAGCGTTGGGACATCGGGTGAGCATTGGGAACGTCCTTGTTATATCGGAGAGAGTTGGCCTCCTCCATGATCCGGTTGGCCTCCTGGTTGGGAGTCTCGGTGGCCCCTGGTAAAGTGACGCCCATCCGGGCTGCCAGTTGGTCTTCACTCAGGGCGTCTTTCACCTGGGCCAGGATGCCCACGATGACCGGGTTGTCGAAGATTTGACCATCCCCTGGATCCACGGCGTTTCCTGTCCGTATGTCGATAAAGGACGCGGCGAGCTGCTTGAGGGTGTCAATGCTTTCCTGGGCCTGTTGGCCTCCCCCCAGGAATCCCCGGAGCTTGGCGTCATCCCGCTGGAGCTGCACCTGGTAATCGGCGGTCGTCCTTTCTGCCAGGCCCTGGTCAAAGTTGATGAAGTCTTCGATGATGCCTTTAGCCTGGGCCGCTGGCACTCCGCGATTCATCAACGCTGGCAGGAACTCTGTCAGGACTGCCATGTTCTCAGGCAGGTTTTCTGGGGTCGCAGCGCCAGCATATGTGGGCTCGTCAACTCCCTCGAGGCCGACTGCCTTGTTCCAGGCTGCCAGGCTCTCCTGGTTGCCGTCAGTCGGGTATCCCTCGACCTTCCCGGCCTGGTGGAAACTGGCTCGCAAAGAGCGGTATCCCTTGGCCATTTCTCCCAGGTTCTTGAACGGGAGCGGGTCGGCGGTTGGATCGTGCTCGGATCCCAGGGCCTGGCCTTCCCAATTATCTGAGAACATATAGCCTGGCCCCTCCTGGAAAACTCCTGGAGCTGCTGCTGCTTCTGGTGCTGGCGCCTCCTGGCCGCCGGCGTCTACTGCTTCTCCCTCCATGCTACTTGTCCTGGTTAATTGCGCGGCTGGCCGCCAGGGCGGTCACTGCTCCCGCCACGGTCTGGGCGGTCTGGTTGTCGATGCTGGTGGTTTTGGTCACCGTTCCATCAGGAGAGGTCATCTCCACGGTCGTGCAAGCTGGCAAAGCCAGGAGCGCGATTGCTGCTGCTAGTTTTGACTTCATATCAATACGATGTCTTCACCGCTGGCCTGGGCTTAGGCCGGGTGGTGGTTCCTTTTTTCTTTGGTTTCTTGGCCATATCGTTATCCCAGGGCTGCTTGTGCTTTCTCCTCGTCCAGGCTCGCCTCTGCTTCTGCCTCCTCTTCCAGGGCGCTGGCAATTTCGTCTGCTGACGGCGCCTCTCCAGGAGACTCGGCAACCTGGACTGGCGAAGGGGCAGAGGTGGCGTGTGGGAAAAATGTCTCGAAATCCTCTGGGGAGAAGTTCTCCCTGGCGTAGGCAATGACGTTTTCGCTGTCTGGTCCCAGGGCGGGGTCGGCGGCCTCCATCACCTCGAAAGGAATCATGCCAGGCGGGATTGCGGGGCGGTCATTTAGGCCGCGTTCCGGAAGCAAAGCAGGGTTTGGCTTTGATAGCTCCTCCAGGGCTTCCACCTTTTTCAGGAGCTGATCCAGCTTGGCCATTGTCTCTTGGTGTTGCGTCATTGATTAAAGAATGCCGTGCTGGCACAAACTAATCAACAAGCAAACGATCCATAGTAGGGCTGCTGTGACCCATAGGTGCCAGTCATGAATCATTGGTTTTCTTGGGTTGTGGTCCTCGTTTCCTGATTTCGGATCCCCTGGCGGCTGCTGTCCTGGCCTCGATAATGACTGCCCTGGCGCCGTCCCTGGTCGCAGCGGCGTATGGGTTGAAGTCATCCTTGGGCTGAAATGCCTGGGAATGGTATTCGCAGACTCTCTCGAGGCCCTCCAGGAAGGCTTTGCCGGCTGATGTTCTCAGCACCCGGTCTGCTGCTACTGCAAATTCCTCGTAGTCCGCGCTCATTCAATAGGCATCCCGCCAGGCGCTTGGCCCTGGTTGGGAAGACTTTTCGCCAGTTCAGCCGCCATCATCGCCTGTTCCTGGGCTTGTTTCTGCTCGAGGATCGCCTGTTTCTCTTCAGGCGTATTGAATATATCCTCGGGCACTCCCTCGTTTCTTCCAGCGGTGTGCAATGCTCGGCCCAGGTTGATCTCCTCCGCTACGGAAGACGGGTCGCCCAGGGCGGTGGCCCAATCCAGGGCGCGTTGCATGGTCCGGTCGATGCCGGTATTCTGGAGAGACTGTAGCGCCAGGGCTACCTTGGACTGGTAAAGCACCTCGGGGTTCTCTACGTCCAGGACGCCGGTGAACTGGTCGGGGACCAGGGCTCCTGGTGGCGGTGGCGGGAACTTCCCCTGGCGAAGCAGGATCCGGAATACCCGGTTCATGCACACCTGGAAGTCGGCGGTGAACCTGGTAAATGTCGGGGAGAAGTTGATGAGCTTTTCGGAGGTTCTTTCGCTGACCTCGAGCACGGACATCTGGGATCTCTTCTCGAGCTCGGCAAACATACGGAACAGGTCCACATGGAATGCCTTGTTGATGTCTTCCCGCTTGCGGTCGCTCCGGTCTACTCCCACATCGTATCGGCCTCCGGTCAGCCACTCCTGGGGAATTGCGTGTGGCCCCTTGGCGCGATTGGCCGCAAAGGTCGTCACGCCGCCGGCTCTCATGTCCACATCTCCTTCCAGGTAGTCAGGGATCAGGACAGGCGGAACAGCAGATTTCTCTGCGACCAGGTCCAGCAGCTTCTCGTTGAAGTTGAGTTGCGAGATGGTTGGCAACGCTCTCCAGGCCGGGCCGAACCCGTAGACTCCGGTGGATCCGTTGTGCTTGAGGTAGCGGGAACAGCACACCGGGAACTCGATCAGTCCGGTTTCAAATAGAACGTAGGGACCGTCCAGGGCCACATAGGCCGACTCGAACGGCATATTCTTGGTGCCGATTTTGCCAGGCTCTGCCTTGTAGTTTGGCCTGATAATGTGGATGAACTTGTGCTTTGTGTCGGGGCCGTGCTCGTTTTTGTATTTGTGCCAGGACTCTGCCATCTTCCCCTCGACGGCATCTTCCCCGAACATCTGAACAATCCTGGATATTGGCCAGTCGTATTCGCAGCCCCACTTGTCAACGTATCCTTCGTCGTTTTCGCCTATCGCATAGGACGAAATCTCATGGCTCCGGAACATCAGACTGTTGCGCTTGCCTGGCCACACCGATATGGAGCCAATGCCGAACGCTACCCGGTCCTCGTATGTTTCGTGGATGTTGGTGTAGAAGTTGCCGGCTGCCAATTCCTTGGCCGCGATGAGTGAGCACCGGCGATACCACCCGTCTACCTCATCAGATCGGACATGGTCTGGCGCCGCCCAGGAGAACCACCGGTCGCCGCTTGGCGTGATGTAGCTGACATGGCCATTGGCCGCTGTAGCACACGCATCTACCGCTGTTGTGTCGTAAAGCCGGCGGAACCTGGAAGCGTCTGGGGCATCATCGCTTTCACCCACATAGCTTTTCCTGGGGATGACAAGCTCTCCAATGAGCTGCCACCACTCCTCCACCGGACGCCGCACATCTTTCATGTGCGTCCACAACTTGAGCAGACTAACTGCCCGTTCCGTAGCGGTCTTTGTCGCCATTAGCCTAGCAGAGATTTGCGCCCTTCGTCACCCGCTACCAGGGTGCCGCCATAGGACATTCCCCTGGGGCGCCTTCTTTGAGCTGCTGCGCTTTGCGCGGTGTCGGCTGCACTTCTCCTGGCAACCGGGACTGCCTTGGGTGGCTTGGGAGCCTTGGCTGAAAATGTCCGGAAAATGCCGGCCAGTCGCACTTTGTTCTGAAGGAATCTCATAACGCTGCAAACTATGCCACGCCCTGGGGATCTTTGGAAGCCTAGAAAATCCTGGGCTTCACCACATTGAGGCGCTGCCTGGAACGGTATTGGGAGGAGATTTCGCCGCCGCCGGTGATCGCCCTGGGCTTCTGAGCCGGGCCTATGTTTGCATGGCGGTTGACCAGGCCATTCTCCAGGGCTTCCGCAAAGGTCCGGAACGCATCGGCGGAGTGAGAGTGCTTGTCGTGCAGGGGCACCACTGGTTCCTGGTCAGAGGTTTCGGTGATCTTTCGCCGGTAGGCTTCCAGGCAAGCCAGGCCGCTAGGCTCCTCGACGCCCTGGTTCTCCCACGGAGTGTCGCAGTTGGTCGCATGGAACACGCACCTGGGCAACATCCCCCGGACAGAATCCACGCCTACCCATACGTCCGGGATCCTGGGCACGACCTCAGTGGCTTTTATCCCCAGGTCGTGCAGGTGCTGCTCGTAGGTGCGAATGTCTCCCCGGCCATCCTGGTTGGCGTCATGCGGAAGGAAGTGGCAGGAGATCAGGTCATACTCGCTCTCCCATTGGCGGATTTTCGAGGCGAAGTGATCGGCGCCCAGGCCGTTTCTCTCATACCAGTCTACGACCAGGACTTCCCGGCCCACTACCTGGAGGAGCCATATCGCAGTGGAATCCCCCGTGCCTAGATCCCAGGAGGTGAACAGGGGCGCCCTGGTTTCCCAGGGAAAGTCTTTGACGCGCCCTTCTGCCCTGGCCCTCATGATCAGGTCTGCATAGATCGCTCCCTGGACAGGAGCGGAGAACGCTTCGTCGGGTGTGGATGGATATTCTCGTCGCATAGTCATTCCCTGGGCTTCGCTCTTGCGGTCATACCACAGCATCTGGGCTCTGTCGAAGGTCACCGGCGTCCGGATCCCCATAGAATTCAGCATCTTGACCATTCCGTCTTCGGCCAGGCTGTCTGACAGGCTATCGAAATAGTCGATGACCTCCTGGCGGATCGGAATGTCCGGGTCATCCAGGCGATATGCCGGGTCCGCAAACCAGGGGAAGAAGAAGAACTGGCTGTCCAGCCTGGTTAACTTGCCCACATTCTTCATCGCTCGCTTCATGAGCTGGTAGTTCAGGCCGATCTTTCCGCCTTCATGGGTGCTCTCGATGGTGACTGATCCGTCCAGGGGGACTGCCTCCATAGCTCCGGACACGATCTCGGTCGCGTCGATTGGCCTCCTCACTGATATTTTGCCTAGCTCGGAGATGTGCAGATCCTGGAGCGTGTCGCCCCGGAAGGTTGTGTCAGTGTAGATGCCGGCGCCATTGGAGAACTCGAGCTCGCTTTTGTTGTCGGTAACGAGCTGCACGGATTGCTTCACCAGGCCGCCCAGGCGGCAGGTGTCCGGGTGGATGTCCGGGTCGTCCAGGCGCTCGTAGGCCAGCTTGATTTTGGCGATTTTCTTCTGCCCGTCAGGCTTCCTGGCGTCAACGATAGCTGCTCTTCTGTTGGGTTGGAACAGCATCCGGTCGAGATACATCATGGCCAGGAGCGTGGAGAATCCCAACTGCCTGGCCTTCAGGATGTGATTGCGCCACCACTGCCGGCGTAGGAACGTCTGCTGCGCCAGGTTGGGATGGAACTTGGTGATCCCGCCGTCCTTGGGCTTGATGGCGTAGAGGTGTTGCAGCCTCCACCCAGGGTTTGCCATTAGTTTACTGAATCGGTCAGGATTCATTTCGCCTGGGTAGCATCAGCGATGAGATGGTAAAGCGGTGTCTGGCTCTTGTCGGTCGCGTTCTTCCTGGTCATGCCGTCATATAGCCTGGCGGTGGTCAGTTCTAGCCAGGTTCCTCCCAGGGGCTTTGGAGGACCGCCGCGCAAGTTGTGCCAGCCACTGCTCGAGGGGTCGTATTCATTCTTGTAGGTAGGGCTGCATATGTGGATCTGCTCGTCCTGGTAAACCCGGCCAGTCGGAGTGCATCGGTCCCGGCAGAAACTGACCCTCCAGTTTTCATGAACGTGCCCGGTGATTACCGCATTGGCGTCAGGGTAGATCATGGCTCGCCTGGATGCCTGGATGACTCCCTTTGTGATTATCCCGCCGCCGCCGTGTCCGTGGTGGTAGGCGATCCGGTATAGCAGTTTCACCGTCTTTGTGACGTAGACCTGGACCATGAGCCAACCTCCTATTCCCATGACCTCGATGTTTCCGCCAGCCTGGCGGAGCTGCTCGGCGGTCCTTTCGATCAGGTCTGTTTCGCAGTTCTTGAGGATAGACAGTTCATGGTTCCCCCGGCCCATACAGGCAATGGACGATGCATAGGGCGAGGCAAACTTGGCGTATCCGTTGACCAGGGCGTCCAGGTAGTAGGGTGTATCGTGCTCTGGCCTGATATCGGTCCTGGCTCGACGGGCATCCCAACGGCCCTGCATGGCGCAAAAAGTATCGCCTCCCTTAAATATCGGAAGGCCCTGACTATGAGCCTCTTTCATTTGGCGCTCGATCATGTCCTGATCAGAGTGCGGATTGTCCCAATGCTCGTCGAACTGGAGGAGGATCCGAACTTTCCCGCCGACTCCGACTGGCTTGGGGAATGTTATGATCGGGACTTTGTTGCGCCTAGTCAGGGTGAAGATCGGATCCATGCTTTGGGGGTTGTGATTCGACCGCGAGCTGCTGACGCACCTTCCTGGTCAAGTGCCTTTCATAGCAGGGAAAGAAGATGTTCTCAAGCCCCCGAACCAATACCTCTTCGACGCCCTCGGGCAGTCCATACGCTACCCCAGAGGCCGCCAGCGCCGCGTGGAGCAGTTCATGCCGGAAAGTGCCCCACAATTTGGCCCCTCGGAGCGTCGTGCATAGCGTTATCCGCTTCTTGTCGTCGTCATATTGACCGTAGCACTCGATCTCCGTGAGGTCTCGACGCACTACTTTTATGGTCACGCCGGCGACGGAGACCTGTTTGGGCACAACTCTCACAGATTTCTCCAGGCTTTTGACAGTTCCGCCCTGGCGCCGTCCAGGTGCTGGCTGGCGGATTTCAGGCCGCTGGCCGCCATCTGGAGCATTTCCAGGATTTCCAGCAGATTGACGCTGGCTTCGATCTTTTCCTTTTCTCCTTCTTCCACCGGGTCCACCAGGTCGAAGAAATCAAGGGCGCCCTGGTAAAGAGGCTCTGCCAATACCCCTGGATTTGTAAGGGCCAGGAACTCTTCTCCCTCGGAATTGTCGATGAATTCGAGCTCGAAGAGGAGCGCCGGCCCCCTGGTCTTCATGAGAACCGTGAACCTGGCCTCCTTGTCCGGGTCACCGTCACCCAGGCTGACCCTGGCCTGGCGGTGGGGGAAGGCTGCCTGGTAGCGGTTAAACGCCAGGGTGGCAGCCCTATCGCTTGAGGTATTCCCAGGACTTGTCCACACCTCGTATCCGGTCCCCAGGTGGCTCTCGCTTGCATTGCAGTGGATCGAAATGAACAGGTCCGCCTTGTATGCGTTCGAGGCTGCTGCCCGGTCTCCCAGGCTTACATAGTCATCCCCGTCCCTGGTCAGCTTGGGCATCAGGCCAGGGTGCTTCACCATTTTTGCCCACAAGGCCTGGGCCACATCCAGGGCTACTGATTTTTCCTCGAGCCCCCCTGGCCCCACGGCGCCTGGATCTCTTCCCCCGTGCCCAGGGTCGATCATCACCCGCTTCATTCTTCGGGCGGGGTTACGTCCAGGTCGTAATCGCCTGGCAAAATCTTGTCGGGGAGGCTGTCCAGGACGGCGCGGAAGGTGAGGTCACCCTGCACCATGATGGGGCGGTTGTCGCCGGTCATCAGGTTGTCCAGGGCAATGGCTCGGATCCGGTCTCCTGGCTTGGTGCCCTCGATCTCCCCCATAGCGATGGCGGAGAGCACTCCCCGCTTCACATCCCTGGTCATTCCCACCACGCTGGCCTCACGCTCCTGGAGCTCTGACAGGGCTTGCTTGACCTTGTCAGTTCTCAGCAGCTTGGAGGCGCTCGAGGCGGCGCTCTGAAGGCGCTTGGCGTCCTGGGTCTCGGGCCATCCGTAGGCGATCATGTAAGAGCCTGTAGCGGTGTTTCCCCCCCATACCAGGCGCACGAACCTTGCCTGGGGGACAGACAGATCCCACTTCTCTCGCCAGGCTTCGTCCGGAATGGCGGCGTCCTGGGGAGCCTCTATGATCTCTAATCCCATTGCGCTTTGTCCTTCAGCAGCAGGGCATTTCCACAGATTGGAATGCCGGCCACCTCGGATGCCTTCTCGTTGTGCGGGAGCCCCTCGAGGATCCCTTCCTCATTCACCAGGAGCTGGCCCTGAGTGGTTGTAACCAGCTCAACGAACCCGCCAACTGCCTTTTGCGCCTCTTCCAGGGACGGTCGTTTCTCCGACTCTATCTTCAATATTGCTTCAGCCATGTCTGTTTTTATCAGTTTTGATTCAATCTTTCAACCTGGCCGCCCTCGAATTTGAAGCCTTTGAGCTCTCCTTCCGGGAGGCGAACGAATGTTACCCTGGTCCCGCCGGCATCCGTTCTTCGCACGTAAACCACATGGCGGAGACCGCAAGAACAGCACTGGTGGACGAACCCATCGTGCTTTTCATCGAGGATAATTGAGTCCCCGTCGAACATCTGAGTCTCCTCGGGCTCATCCTGCAAGGCTGCCAGGATCAAGATAGTGGCCAGGAGCCCCAATGATATCGCAAGTAAGATCCAGGTCATCGTCATCATTTTCGGTAGCACATTACGAAGCCGGCTCCATAGCCCATGAGAGGTTCGACATTGTAGCTAATCCATTCCCTGGCTTCATCGTGACTCATTCCCTGCTCCACAAACCCTTCGACCAGGAGGTCGTAGTCGTAGATCAGCTTGCCGTCTTCTGTAGACCCCAGGATCGCTGAGTCCAGCTCTTTTCCCTCGAGGACCACCGCTTCTTCATCTAGCTCCGGGGCGGCGGGGTGTAGTTCAAACCGTGTGCTCATGTTTTCTTTTCATTTGTATTTCCATTCTGGGGTGAACGTCTTTGTCTACGCGGATCCTGGCGCCCAGGAGATCCCAGGCGGAGTCGTCCTGGCCCAGGGCGGCGCTGACTCCGTCCAGGTATGCCTTCGTGGCAAAGACCAGGTTGTCCACATCGCGGCGGCGCTTGACGGCGTAGAAGAACTCGAGCCTGTAGCCGGAATAGTTGCGGTCCTGTCCCTCGAGGAGGCGCATGGCTTGCCTGGTCGCGGCGGCGGCCAGCAGTTTGTGCTCTTTTCGGAGCTTGTGCAGCACCATGTGGTGGGCTCTGGTGTTTCCGCCCAGGCGCCGGTCAGGTATTGGCAGCCCGATAATCATTAAAACCACGCCTCTTTGGCCAGCGATTGAGCTTCCTGGGAAAGAGCCTGGTTCAGATTTACCAGGGCAACCTCCAGGCTGGCGCCCGTTGCTTTGGGCAATTTCTCCTCGAGATCCTTTTCTGATGGGGCCTCGATCCTGGCAGCCCATATGCCGCCCTCGCCCGGCTCGACCTGGACGCGCCTGTTTGCGCTCTCTCCCGCCTCGAGGAGAGTTTCAATCCAAAGTAAGCGTATCCGCTGGTCAGTCATCTTGAGAATCCAGCCTTCTTTCCTGGCCTCCTTGACGTTTTTTTCGACCCAATTATGGCAAAAAGTGCACAAAGGGACAAACAAAAGCATGGCCACCAGGCTGTCCCTCCTCGAGATGTGATGCGGCTCGAACGTGCCTCCGAAATGACGCCAGCCAGCGCCCTGTTTCTGGCAACGGGCGCATTCTGTAGGCTTCTGGGAGTCCCTGGCGAGCGCATACCGCTGGAGCCAGGCTGCCCGTTTCTTGCTCTTTGAGCGCACACGGGCCAATAAATCAGCGGGTTCAGAGCTCCGCTATTTTTTTCTCACTTTTATATGGACTTTCCTTCCTACCTAAAATAAACCTGACGGCGTCATGAAGAAAAAAGAAGCTACCTGCTGGGGCGACACGTTCGCCATTTGGGAATTCGA